TCTAAGGTTAGCCTGTGCTCTAGCAAGAGCACCATCTTCCCATGTTTTCTCTTCAGCATCCCTAGCTGTTTCTTCTGCAGCTGTGAACTGTACTACGTTTCCATTTATATTATGATATCTTGGCATTGTTTCTCCTTAATTAATTCCGTATAAGCAAATATCCCCAGCATCTATGTTGCCTGTACTCATTTTAAATTGGATTGCATCAACTGCTGATGTGGTATTTCCATATCCAGATATAAAAGAATTATAACTGACAGAAGTTGAACCTGATTTACTCATATAATTACATTCTGATATAAAATGTTTTACAAATGTGTCTGATGAAGGGTTAAATATATGCAAAATACCACTTAAACTAGCATCATCTTCATTTCTAATTCCAGCATAAGTAAATGATTGAAAATTTGTTGATTGTGCTAAATCTGAACCAGATTCATAACCTAATTCTTGAATTGAATTATTTTCTGCAAGTCTTGCTTTAAAAAGATTAGTTGTTTTAGTTACATTATAATTAGAACCAGTATCTGTACTCATGTTAAATTGAAATTCTGGTATGTCACTAGCTGGGTGCATATTATTAAATGTAAATAAATATTCTTTGTAAGTATTATCTAAGACAACTGAACTTGCACCATCAACAAAACTTAATGTACTAGAACTAGAAGCTGTTAGTTTTTTAATAAATATTATATTGCCTAATCCTGTAATACTACCAAAAGCAGTTGCGTTCTTTACACCTCTATTATTTAATTTTACAATACTCATTAGCTATCCTTAATTCCATAGAGTTTAATTATGCCAGCATCTACATTACCTGATTCCATTTTAAACTGAATTGCATTTATTGCACTTGTAGTGTTAAAATATCCACCAGTATATTGATCTAATAACATTTTTGAACTGGAACTTTGATTTAAACTCATTCTAGCTTTAAATTGTTTTGCAAATGTTGTTGAATATGGATTAAATAAATATAATTCTCCAGATGTATTACTATCAGCATCATTATCTATATATGAAGCTAATCTTTGAAAATTTGTACTTTGTGCTAAATCTCCTCCTGTCCAATAATATAAATCTCCACCTGAACCATCTTCTTTATGATTTGTTTGAAAAGAAGTTGAAGTGATTGTTAATCCATAACTTGAACCACTATTTGTTGAACCTTGAAAAGAAAAATGTGTGCTGTCGGTTGCTGGGTGACAATTTATAAATTTAAAAACATAAATAGGATATGTGCTATCCAAGATTACATCTGAACTTCCATGTACAAATGACAATGTAGCACTAGAACTAGCAGTTAAAGTTTTAATAGGTACTAAAGCTCCACTTGATATTGCAGCAGCAGAAGTTACAGCACTTATGCTATTGTTGTTATATTTAACTAATGCCATATAATTTTATTACTCCAGCGTCTATGTTATTAGATGTAAATTTAAACTGTATAGCGTCAATAGCAGATGTTGTATTAAAATATCCAGCTGTGTAACTATCAACTGGATAAGGACCAGTCGTCATATAAATTGTTCTAGCTATAAAATGCTTTACAAAAGTCGTTGATGCTAGATTAAATAAATGTAATGTTCCAGCAAGACAACCATCATTAGCGTCATTACTATCTCCATAAGCGGCTAAATCTTGAAACGCTGTTGATTGAGCAAGGTCATCTCCAGATTGATAAGTTAATGTTGAATCAGCACCAGATTCATTATGTGCGGCAATAAACATGGAAGTTGTTTTAGTTACATTATAATTAGAGCCAGTATCTGAACTTCCATTAAATTGAAATCTAGTAGAAGCATGACTTGGGTGTATGTCATAAAACTTAAACATATACTCATTATAGGTATCATCAATACCACTTGTAAAAGATATTGTAGAACTACTTGATGCAGTTTGTGTAGAGATAAGATTTAATGCTCCACCACTTAAACCACTTGGTTTAGTTGTGATTGCTGATAAGGAGTTGTTGTTAGCAAAGTTAAGAGCCATGTTATGCTCCCATCAATGCTTTTATCTCATCATCATCTAAACCTAAATCTTTTAGCTTTTGTCTTCCTGATGTTTTTTTGTTTTGTATTGCTTGTTCTTTTTCTTTATTTTTATCTTCAGTAGTTTTAGTTTCTGCAATTAATTGATTATGTAAAGTTTCTTCTTCACTTGTCATTTCCCTAACTTCAGTTTCTTTTGTAATTGCGTTAATTATTTGTGTTTTCATTTTTAAGCCCTTTTCATTCCTAATACAGTTATTTTATAACCTGAAAAATTACCACCACTTTCTAAATAAAATTTAAGTGATCTGGCAGATGTTGTTGAGGGTAAAACTGCTGATAAACCACCACCATAAGTATGCCCATTATCTGCATCTATAATTGATCTTCCTGAAACAAAAGTGTATTGACTTTCATAAGGTTGATAAAAAGTCCAATCAAAAGCAGCTAAATTAGTTGTATTCCCAGAAAATTCATAATTCATAAATTTAAAGTAAGATTCATTTGCATTTGATGTATAAGTATCACCACCACCACCTGTGCTTTCATTTACATAAGATAAACTATGAACATGATCCCAACCACTAATAGCACTTCCACCACTATCAAGGCATTGTACAAAAAGTTTTTCATTAGATGCACCACTTATATTATGACCAATTACTTTATAAACTTGATATGTGCTTGTAAAACAATCTGTTATTGTAAAATTTGAAACTGCTGAACTATAATCTACTGCTGCAACAACCTCGTATGTACCACCACCTTTAATTAAACTGTAATCAATTCGTTTTAAAGTTCCAGCATCTGAAACCAAGAACTCATCAGTATCTGCTGGTTCACTTGCTAAAGCAGTTGTTCCAGATATTAAATCATTCTTGATCTGTGCAGCACCTACAGAATCATCTGAGGGTGTACCCACGTTTAAAGTATCACCTAATAAAATAATAAAATCAATTACATCACCTGTTGCTAAGTTACTAGCAAAAGTAATTGTTGCACCAGAGATAGTGAAAGAACTACCTGGTTTTTGTAGGATACCATTTAAACTAACCAACATGTGATTAGCATTTTCTGGCTCCACATTAGCAGAAGATACTTGCATAGTATATGCTGCCTGTCCGTTTACTACGGATATAGCATCACAAACTTGAAAGTTTCCGACTACTGGTTGTTTTCCTATATATGCCATTTATTCTCCTTAATTAATTTTATTATCTTGCGTTGTTGGGTATACCATTGGAATTTGTAAAGGGTGATTCTGCAAATGCCATGTAGATGTATGTTGCACCAGAACTATTTACTGAACCAGAACTTGCTCTAAATTTAATACCATTTGAAACTATATCTAATCTATCTGTTGTAGCTTCAGCAGAAGAACTATTTGGAACAACATTATTATTATCTACATTATAACCTAATCTTTTATTATCAAATAATTCCCAATCTTCATTAGCACTACTTTTTTTTATAAGAAACCAAGCTGGTTTAAATCCGAGATAAATATACGGGCCATCTGCATTTCCATTTCCTGTATATTTTCCAAATTTTGAATAGCCTTGTACACTATGAAAACAGTATGCTACAGTAGTTACACTACTTCCATTTGTTCCACCATTTGTTCCAACTGTAAATACACTTGAAGTTGGTTCAGTATTATTCCAGTAACCTGCATCTGTATCTTCTGCATTATTGCCATTTAATCTCATAGCTTTTGTTGCTCCTAAAACACTAAAATATGGTCGCCATTCTTCAGCACCACTTCTACTTTTACATATAATAACATCAGGTTTTGTATTTAATCCATGTTTTATTGTAGCAGCACTTCCTGTACCTGTATATGAAACTATTGAAAATCCAGCAGTAGTAGATACACTTCCAGCACTATCAATACTTCCAACACTTGTTGCACTTGCGTCATTACTAAATGATGTTCCAGCTTTCCAACCCCAAGCTACAAATGTTCCACTATTTGAATTAACATCTCCTTCGTCTCCTAAAGAAAATCCATCACTATTTAAAGCTGTTACAACTCCTGTATCAGTAACTTCAGCATCAGTATTTTGTGTGTGTAAATGTTTAGTTACACCTCTAACTGAGTCTTGTATATAATGTCCTTCAGATACTGATCTTCCTTTTACCCATAAAAAATCAGGTTGCATATCTTCAGATCCATCAAAAGTAATAGATTGTGTACTACCATTTCCAGTATAAGTCTTAGTCTGAAAATATAATTCTGGATTGTCTATAGTGGTATAAGCCATAATTAATTCCTATCCATATTCTGCTAG